CGTCTACCGTATATTCGTTGCCACTCTGTTCCAGCGCATTAGCCAGAAACGGCTTGCTGCGTTCCCACGCTTCCGTAAACCCGTTGTGGTGCGTTGAGTTCATGTTATCTCAGTCGTCCCCACAACCCCTGCATTGGATACCGTGATGATCCAGCGGGTGCCATCGGGACTCGGTATAATCAGCCGCTCGTTGTTCGCAAGATCGACATCCTCGAAATGTTTGAAATTAGACCTATCGGCTTCTTCCATTGCGATATTGTTGAATATCAGTGCCTGACGGTCGTAATCGGGCCGTGGTTCGGGAAGATGTAGGTGTTTGACACCGGATGGTGCGGAGACTGTCATCGTCTGCCTCCCGGCTGCATCTCCAGGCGCGGGATACCGAGATTCCATGCGGAATTGGAGTCGGATGTCGCTTTCATGCGACAAGTGCGTCCGGTGAAACGCACCGAGGTCGGCGCGGCCATCGTGTACGGCCCGTGCGTTGTGTCGCTATCGGTCGGATACAGTCGCGTATAGAACGTGGTCGTGATATCGCCCAGCGAGGTCACATCGGGGATCAGGTGCGTAGCCGACAGCACTCGATCACCGTCACCAAGCTGAATCGGGCCGGACTCGACATACGGCACCAGCGCATCCTCGCCAACGTCCTCGTAGGTGTTGCCGACCTCATGCTCGTAAGGGTTGCCAGCCGCATCGAACAGGATCGGTTGCAAGAAGATGCCGCGACTCATAACGCCCGTTCGCGCCAACGTGCCGACCGCCCAATGCTCTTCAAGGTAGTTGTAGCTGATGTAGGCATCGATTTCGGTCGTATCGCCGGGATAGAACCAGACGATCTCGTTGAATAGCGTGTTATGCCATGCGACGACCTTGGATGCCTGTGCCGGATTCATCTCAGCCACCAAGAAGCTCTCGACATCGCACGGGATCGGGCGCACATAGCCGTCGAACATGAAAAAGCCCTGCGCCGAACGGCCCATCCAGTAGGCAGTCGGCCCAGCCACGGCAACGGCGTTGATGCAGACGGGGCCACAAGCCTCGCCTACCCTGTCAAAACTGTAGACGTATGGCAATCCAACGTAGGTCGCGGTGTGCGCGTCAATCGTGGTGAAAACCAGCAGTTGATCGCGAACTTTGACCGCGCCCAGTAGGTCGCCTTCGGTATCGAGTATGTGATCGCCAGCTTGGTTGGTAGAACTTGCTGTCCAATCGGTGTTGTCCTCTGAATCGCTCCAGAAGATTCTGCGCCTGTCACGATCAGTTTCGACACCACCAGACGGCACTCCACCGAACACCATCTGGATTCTCTGGCCTGTTACCGCCGTGGCAATAGCGAATTGCGGTGAGTTCGCGATTCGTGCCGCTACGACATCTGTCGGGACGGCTGTACTTGCAACCCACTGATAGATGTTGCCATCGTCGGGTGTGCAACCGACCAGATCCTCGCCCCACAAAGCAAAGCTCCAGATCGTGGCCGGTTCTGGGATGCCCAGATCGGGTCGCACCAAACCATAAGTCGATTGCCCATAGATGCCGTTGCCGTACCCGATATTCGGATCGGCGTCCTCGCGACCAGCCGTGAATCCGACAGGCGTGATATCGAACAAGCTCGCAGCCGAATCGTAGACGTACAAATTCGCGTAGGTGCCGACAGCGATCCAACGCCGGAACGTGTTGTCCATCCACGGCAACGTAGTTCTGGGCACGTTCGTGATCGCAGTAGTCTCATGGCCCCAAGTGCGCCAGCCGCCGATAGGGCCGAGCGCACCCACGCTCCAACGCATAAGATCGGCGTCATACCAGCGACCTTGCGCCTGATAGAGCGTGCCGTTCTTCCAGACACCGGGCTCGAAACGGAGCGGAACGTACTGCGGAGGAGGCATTAGCCAGAATCGCCGTTATTGGAAGGCTTGGTAACGAAATGCTTGTTGTCACCCTCAAACTGAACCCTCACGATGTCCTTGTCGCCGAAACCACCCGCGATCAGCAGACTCTGAAGGTTCTGACGAGCCTCATGGAACCCTTGAAACGCTCTCTGGTAAATCTCGGCCTGGCTATCTTCAAGCGGCTCGATTGACTCCATCACAACAGTTGATGTCGCGTCATCTGGGGCAACATCATCACTGAAATCCTGACCCTCGATTACACCCATGCTACTCTCGCTCCTTGAGGTTGCTCGTTTCGACTTCAATCGCCGCGATCCTCTCGCCATGTGAATCCACCTTTTCGTCTAGCCTACAAACGATTCGCTCAATCTGAACGATAGATTGCTTCAAGCCGTTCATGCCCACCTTAACTCCTCCATAAGCCGCACCAGCAGCGAGCGGTGCAGCCAAAAGAGAAATAAGTATAGTGATGTCAACCTCCATTTTTTAACGCAACCATAGCCATACCAGCGTAGCCGATAGAGCGGGCGCAGCCACATCAAGGACGGCGTCAAGCACGTTTATATGCTTCTTCTTTCGCAGATTCTTTAGCTGTTGCTCGCACTCACGAAATGCGTATCCCCATACAGCCAGCGCACCAGCCACTTTCACGGGCAACACAAGGCTGAACACGAACGTCAAAACACCTGCGATCAAGAAATGGTTGATCCATGTTTGATAACTCTTTTCTCCCCACGCCGTATCAAACATCCTCTTTCTCAGGCTCGACAATCAAATGACCTTCGTCGTCAGTTGCGTCCTGTCCCTTAATGGATTCATCTTGGCGCTCCGCCACTACCATCCAACTTACGATGTCATCAGATACGATATCCTGAGATTCAATCGTGAGCGTACTTCCTTCGACCGAACCCCTGACTTTCGACCAACCGCTATCGTTCTGTATCCACACTTGCGGGTCACGGCACAGAAGTTCCCAAGTGCCTTCGGTCATACCAGCGGCCTCATCTAGATCAACCTGTGCCACGCCGCTAGAAAGATTAGCGGTGCCTCTATAAATCAGATCAGCTTTTGGAGCTTCAATGCAACTGTGAACTAGTTGGTGGGTGTCTTTTTTCGCAGGTAAGGGATGGTCTATTCTGAAAGTTTTGGTGCCAGCAGTAAGCTCACCAGTAACATGAACCAACCCGCCCGCATTGACCTTGAAACGTGATGTCCCCCCAGAACCGCAATTTAGAACGTAGTCGCTCGTTCCCGTGGCATAGTCCATCGCGATGTTCATACCCGAATTAGCACCACCACCCGCACCCGAATAACACATCTCAACGGACACATCATTGGCCGAGGTGTTGTTGCCCTCAAATTTTGCGAGCCACCCCGTCATGCCTGTCTCTTTAACGTTGAGCCTTTGAGTTGGAGCAACTCCTACCCCGACATCGCCCATAAACTGAGAAGCACCAGCGTTGACATAAAGGGCCGCGTTGGTTTCGCCTTCAGTAGGGGCAGCTTTGATATAAACCGAAGCAGCAACCGTAACGTCACCCGTCAGGTTATCTGTGATCAACGGCTCATCTACATACAGCGACGATATAACTCCAACATTTTCGGTAGCAGTTTGAGTCACGATATTTCCACCGATCACCATGTTCGTCAGGTAGTTCGTGTCACCACTAGCCCCTGTAACCTGTGACACAAGAGCAACGCTCCCCGCCACCGTGCTGCTGCCGTCTCCTGTAAAGTTGCCTTGGATGCGAAGCTGGAAAACTGGATCTGCTGCCCCACCGATAGCGTGGGGGCCAACACCTGACACGACGAGATCGCCAGCGATGGTAACGTCCTGCGATGCGTCTAAGGTGATCCCAGCGGTGCCGCCAGTAAAAAGTTTTATGACATCACCCGAAGACTCTACGATATATGTATTGGTGCCGCCGTCGAGGTAAAGCTTTTTGGTGGCGGCAAGGGATACATCACCCGTGAATGTCGCGCCGCCGTCAGACCAGAGGACGACCTTCGGGTTGGTCGCGTTGTCCTGCCCCTTGAAGAAGTAGCGCGTGCGGTCGTTGGGGGCACCGCCCGTGAAGTTCACCCGCATTCCATAGGGCGTAGTGGCGTGGGAGTTGGTGACATAAATGGCAACGGTGTCCGTCGTCGCCTCTGTAAGGGCGAGGGCACTCGTCCCCACCGCCTCACCAATCCCGACATTGCCAGTGACAGCGAGGGTGCCCACCATATCTACCGCACCAGTCGTCTTCTGGATAGTCAGAAATGGACTAGCTCCTAAGTTGCCGCCCGTACCGATCACGAACGAATCAGATGCAGAGTTGTCTACCCCGATGTTCCAGTTCGTCCCACCCGTGAGCAAAAACTCCATCTGGGCATCGCCAGTGGAATCGTTCTCAAGCACCAACAACGGAGTGACGTTGGAGGTGTTGTTGTAAGCATGAAAAGCAGCACCAGCCCTATCCATAATGATGCTGATACCCTTGCCATCATCGTCCTGCCGTCCGGCAAGGAGGGCGGCGGTGCCTCCAGCATTAAAGTCATTGACGATCTCAACCAAAGCACCAGAGTGTGACGAAGATCCGTCGTTTGCATAAACCCTGAGTAATGTCGCCGTAGTAGCACTAGAGTTCTCAATGGTGACGGTATCACTGCTGGCATGGGCGTAATTAACAGAGAGCGCACCATTCAGTGTAGTGGCTCCTGAAACATCCAGCGTACCATTCAGATCTACCGCAGTGGCGGTCAAGTCGATCTCGTCTGTAGCCGCGATAGACAGTACCGTGGCGCTTGTGCCGCTGATGTACTGACTTGAATCATTGAACTGAAGCTGGCGAGTGCTGTTCAAGAGCAGACCTGTATCGGCAACATGGGTCAAGCTGACATCGGAGTCGGCTCCGAAATTCAGCACCGCCGCGTCACTGCCTAACGTCAGATCATCACCCACACTCGCATCAGCACTCATGGTGACGTTACCAGTTAGTGTGCTGGCTCCCGATACATTTATCGCCGCATTAACGTCTACTGTAGTACAGTCGAGATTAATATCTGTTGTCGCGGCAAGATCTAGATCGGCCCCCGATGACGCACCGATATACTGGCTGGAATCATTGAACTGGATGCGTCGGGTAGAATTCAGTAGTAACGCGGTATCAGCGACATGAGTTAAGCTTACATCTGAATCGGCACCGAAATTCAAGACGGCGGAATCACTGCCAAGTGTCAAATCATCCCCAACACTAGCATCTGCACTCATTGTAACTGCACCAGCCACGGTCAGGGTGCTGCTCAACTCCAGATCAGCGAACGCATCCAGAACAGCCGCGCCACCTCCAGCACCATCAGTGAAGATCGCCGCAACCTTGCCATTACCGATTGTAATGTTGGCCCCGGAACCCTGACTGATAATGATATTCTGAGATCCACTTGTAGCGTTCTCAATAAACCACACCTTATTGATAGTATTTGGTGCCAGAGTGATGGTACACGCAGAATCCAATGTGCCTGTGTATTTCAGAAATAAAGCACGGCCTTCGTCAGCCGCACCGTCCGCTATAGTAGTAGTATGCGTATCGGCATTAG